ATTTAAATGCTAATGGTGAAATTGTTTGGAATAGTGAAAGTTATCTTAGATTCCCTGTAGAAGCTACAGGCTTTGCTTTTCAAAGAGGACAATTACCAAGACCAACAATAACGATTAGTAATATGGGAACTCCAAATATGTCAGCAATTTTGGTAATTGCAAATGCGTTTACTGCTGGTAATGATCTAACAGGTGCAAAGGTTACAAGAATACGAACAATGGCAAGATTTTTAGATGCTGCTAATTTTTCTGGTGCTACAAATCCATTTGGCACTCCTGATCCTGATGCAGAATTTCCTAGAGAAGTTTATTACATAGATAGAAAATCAGCAGAAAATAGAGAAGTAGTACAGTTTGAATTGGCTGCAATTTTTGATATAGCTGGTATCCGTGCGCCTAAACGTCAATGTACCAGAGATGTATTTCCTTCAATTGGTACATTTATAGGATGAGTTGGAAAGATTCTGCATTGGTTCATGCGAAAGACCAAGATCCAAAAGAAGCAGTAGGGCTTTTGTTAAATATTAGAGGTAAAGAAAGATATTTTCCATGTCGTAATTTATCAATGACACCATTTCAATGTTTTGTTCTTGATCCAGAAGATTATGTAAAAGCAGATAAATTAGGAGATATTATTGGTGTCTTTCATAGCCATCCCATTTCATCACCAGAACCTACACAAGCAGATAAAGTTAGTTGCGAAGATAGTAATCTTCCTTGGTATATTGTTAATCCACAATCAGAGACATGGGCATATTATGAACCTCAAGGATACAAAGCTCCGTTACTTGGAAGGGAATGGGTTTGGGGTATTACAGATTGTTGGAGTTTAGTTCGTGATTATTATCAACAAGAAAAAAATATTAGTTTGATAGATTATGAAAGACATATGACTCCAGAAGAATTTTTACATAATCCATTGTTTGAACAATATGCAAAAGATACTGGATTTAGAGAACTAGATAAAGATGAAAATTTAGAAAAAGGTGATGTATTATTAATGTCAATATTGCATCCAACTTTAAATCATGTAGCTATTTTCTTAGGAGATATGGTTTTACATCATTTAGCCGATAGACTATCTTGTAGAGAGCCATATTCTGAGTGGTTACAAAAATGTACTGGTAAGAGGTATCGTTATGCTCAGAAAAGTTAAATTACATGGAGAACTTGCTAAGTTTGTAGGGCATGAAGAATTTGAAGCGGTTGTAAAAACTACAGCAGAAGCAGTTAAGTTTTTAATTACAAACTTTCCAAAATTAGAAGCATATATGAGTGATAAATATTATCAAGTATTAGTTGGAGATACTGAGCTTGAAGAAGAACAAATCCATGACCCTATAGGAAAATCAGAAATACATATTGTTCCTGTTATTACAGGTGCTGGTGGTAGTAGTTTTAACAGGATTTTATTAGGCGGTGCATTGATCGGAGCTAGTTTTTTATTTCCCGGTGCTGGAATTTTTGGTAAAGCTGGAGCAGAACTAACAGGGGGTGTTGTTACTGGATTTGCTGCAAAGGTCGGAACAGCTATAAGTACTGTCGGTGGTGCTATGGTTCTTAGTGGAGTTTCTGAAATTTTATTTCCATTGCCTACTCCAGAAGAACAAGAAGATGATCCAAGAATATCTTTTAATTTTTCTGGGGTGCAAAATACATCGAGGGCCGGGACTGCCCATCCGATTGTATATGGAGAAATCGTGACTGGATCTGTTGTGATTTCTGCTTCTGTCGATACTAATCAAGTGGTGGCATGACCAAGAAAATTATTAAAGGTTCTGGTGGGCCTCCTACTCCTCCTACTCCATATCGTGCGCCAGATACATTAAACAGTAAACAGTTTGCGACTATACAAGACTTGTTATCAGAAGGTGAGATAGAAGGCTTCGCAACACCATCAAAAGCTGCTATTGCTAAAAGCTCTGCTGATTATTTAAATTCAGCGTTAAAAGATATATTCCTTAATGACACACCAATACTTAATGCTAATGCAAGTAATAGTAGTCCAGCAGATGCAGATTTTAATTTTCAAAGTGTTGTTCTTGACGCAAGATATGGAACAAATAATCAACTCGTTATAGCTGGAATAGAATCAAGCGATCCTGTTAACTCAAGCCCTATAGCTGGTTTTCCTAGACCTTGTACTGTTGCTAATAGTGGAGTATCACAAGCTATTTCTCTTGGTAAAGATGCTGTAAGAGTAACAATATCTTTTGGTCAATTGCAGAAAGCTAAAGATAATGGTGATTTGCTTGGTTCAAGCGTTCAATTACAAATACAATTACAAACAAATAATGGTAGTTTTCAAACAAAGATTACAGATACTATTACTGGAAGATCTGCTGACTTGTATTCAAAAGAATATAGAGTTAATTTACCAGCATCATATTCTCAAGCAGCAGTAAAAGTTTTAAGAGTAACAGCAGATAGTACTACATCACAATTAAAAGATGAGTTTAGTGTTTCAGTAATGCAAGAGATTGTTGATGACCCACAAACTTATCCTGATTCTGCTTATGCACAATTAAGAATAGATTCTGAACAATTTAGTTCTATACCAAAAAGAGCTTACAGAATACGAGGAATAAAAGTAAGGATACCAGCAGCTAATGGTGGATTAACTCCAACTGTTGTTGCTAATCAATCAATTGCTGATTCTTTAGGTTTAGGAACTTGTAGTACTTTTGGATTTATACACTATCCAGAAAACTACGTCTTTAATGGACAAATGGCTGCTGCAACTTGGTGTAGTTGCCCTGCAATGATATTGTTAGACCTTCTTACAACCAAACGCTATGGCTTCGGTACTCACATATCGCCAAATCAGGCAAATGATTCTGAGTTATATGAAAACTTAGATTTATATAGTTTTGTAGCTGCTAGTAGGTATTCAACTGGTAATGATGAGGGTAGAACTCTTTTAGATGATGGCTTTGGTAGTAAAGAACCAAGATTTAGTTGCAATGTAAATATTCAATCATCAAGAGAAGCTTTTGATCTTATAAAAGACTTAGCATCAATAATGAGATGTATTCCAATATGGTCGCAAGGTTCTATTTCAATAATCCAAGACTCACCAACTGATCCTAGTTATTTGTTTAGTTTAGCCAATGTAACTCCAGAAGGATTTAGCTATACAGGATCTAGTCTTAAGCAAAGACATTCTGTTGTAAGTGTTAGTTATTTTAATATGGATTCTAGAGAGATGGATTTTGAAGTATATGGCGATGGCAATAGTACAGCAGAAGTTAATAGGAGAGCAAAACTTGGGATAGTTTATAAACAAGTAAAAAGTTTTGGTTGTACTTCTAGAGGTCAAGCCCAGCGTCTAGCAAGAGCAATTGTTTTTTCGGAAGAACAAGAATCTGAGGTTATTAATTTTTCTACATCAATAGATGCTGGAGCAATAGTAAGACCGGGAAGTGTTATTGCTGTAAATGATCCAGTTAGACAAGGAGATAGAAGATCTGGTCGTATTGCTGCTGCAACTACAACTCAAATAACAGTTGACGATACTGCTGATCTTTTTAGTTTTGGAGGTGGCAATAAAGAATGTAGTGTTATTATGCCTGACGGAACAGTTGAAAAAAAAGCTTGTACTGTTACAGACGATAAAATAAATCTTACAAGTGCGTTAAGCACGACACCTAATGTTAATTCTATTTGGTTATTAGAAAGTGATGGAACAGGAGAAGAACCACAAACTTTTAGAGTTGTAAGTGTAGAAGAACAAGATGGAGTTAACTATTCTATTAGTGCTTTAGCTTATAGGTCTGATAAGTATGACAATATAGAATCAATAGATTTCCCTACATTACCAGCAAGGAACATATCAAGACTTAATGAATTAAAACCAGCACCAATTATAAAAACTCCAATTTTAGAAGAAATAGTTGTTATTAATAATATTGCAGTTAATAGACTTCTTGTTTCTTGGCAGCCTGTAGCTGGTGTAACTCAATATCAAATTCAATATAGATTTGAAAATACCAACTGGGTAACACAAGTTGTATTTAGAC